CCAGTACCATCGACAGTACCATCGCCAGTACCATCGCCAGTACCATCGCCAGTACCATCGCCAGTACCATCGCCAGTACCATCGCCAGTACCATCGCCAGTACCATCGCCAGTACCATCGCCAGGAGCTTTAACTGTTAAAGATGTAATAAAATCATCACACTTAGTTAAGATATTTTCTAAGTCTGTTAAAGACTTAGAAAAGGCATTAAACGTACACGATTCTATCAAGTCTTCTAAAATGGGGTTATCTTCTAAGGTACGATAACCCTTTAAAGAATCGCTAAAAGTCCCACACTTGCTAAAAGCTACTTTATAGCTTTTGGCTGTTTTGACCGACTTAACCCCAATTAATTCCAAACGTGCCAAAATTGACTTAATACCCGCGTTTTTTGCATCCTGATAGGATGAAAAAATACCTTTGTAAAAAGTAGCAATTGACCAATAATCCGTGCTAGTGGCTTTAACTAAGCCGTTTGTCTCACAGGCATTGACCCAAGAGTTTTTGACTTCTTTTTTATCGCCATAAATGGCGATAAGGCGTGATAATTCACCAATAGCCGAAAAACTTGAATTGGCTGTTTTTACCGCTAGAGCTGATAGCTCAGTATTAAAATTTTGCATTTGTATTTACTCACTATACTTAGGTTTTTTTCGTTACCTAACGGCATTTTCTGTCGTTTAGGCGGACTTTGCCTATAGTCACCATTTTAGACTTTAGGTAAAAAGAGCATAACCCAATATCTTCTATTGGATAGTGACTATGTCACACCCAATATAATGCGTGAATCATGCCAACTTTTGCAACGCTATGTAAAATACTTATAAGTTATTGATTTTAAATGCTTTTTTATCTGTGACGGCATTGCCTTCACCATTACAGAAGGTTGTTAGTGTGACAAAAAATGTCACTTTATGACAAAAAATGTGTGACAAAAATTGTCACCACTGACTACTGTGCCATTACAGACTGTAACGGTGAAGGGTAGGGTATAAATATGTTAGCTGGAGCTGCAAACCTACGGGCTATCCAAAAAGTCGCTATTTTAAATTTTCAATTTCCAACACTACTACCATTCGCAACGCTATAACCAAAGCTAAAGGCAGCTCCCTTAACATTGCCAAAGGCATCTCCCTTGCCATTGCCATTGCCAATACTAAAGCCGACCAACAATGCCAAAGGCATTACCAATGCCAATACCAATGCAAAAACAAAAGGCAGCTCCGTTGCCGTTGCCGTTGCCATTACCATTACCGTTACCAATAGCAGTACCGTTACTAATACAAAAACAAAAGGCAGCTCCATTGCCCTTGCCTCTTTACCTCTGAATTTTTAACTGCTGTCTCTGAGGCAACTCAAAAGGGTCGGTGACGGAGAGTCTATCCCCTTGCTGTTGCTGAAAATGAGAGGAATCTGAGAACCAGAGTGACTCATACACAGGTGCAAGGGAATGCTCCTCTTGATATTGATAGGCTTCGACAGTGCGTCTGCCGAGCCATTTGATAAGGCTAACTTGAGCCTTGAGGGAAAGAATGTCGCTCGATTGCAACGGAACCAGTTGTTTGTTGAAAGATGATGGCAGTCCCTCTGTGATGATAACCAAAGGTCGAGTACGCTTCATCTGATGTAACTGGAGTAAGGTTAAATTGGCCGCATCCAGTTGGCGGAGAGTAAGACCCACCGCCCCACAGTTACTCTGTTTCAGCACTTTAGGTAGCTCCAACAACATAAAGTCGGGCAGTTTAAAGATTTGATGACTGACAAAGGCCAATGGGGTGGGCTTTGACGGATTTACCTGCTCGTAACACGGTAGGGCAAGGATAGGGGGTTGTAATCCAAGGTCTTGAAGGTAAGGGACAGGCAGGAAGGGTCTCAAGCGAGTCAAAGTCGCTTGAGGGTTCCTACTTCTTTCTCTTAACTCCTTATAAGCATAAGTATCAAAGAAATTAGTTCCTTTAAGCCCAAAATCGACTGTATCAAACAGGTCATTAGGGAAGTCCGAGGGCGACCCCTCGGCAAAATGCTTAGGACGACCTCGGTCAGTGTTAGCGTTCCCTGCTATGTGGTGATGACGAGAGCTTGTGCTGAACCAAACCGCTAAAGGTGATTTACAGATAGTCAACATAATGTGATCCCCCTACCCTCTTAATTCTCTAACGGTTAACTCTAATTTAGCCAGGGCGTTTTTAACCGAATCAGAAAGACCGATACCAATATAATAATCCGAATGCCCATTGTTTTGGAGATGCAGGTTAAAGGCCAAAGCCAGTTCCTTCATCGTCTGCTTAAACCCTTGCAAACTCTCAGGTTTCTTGTCTGTATTCGTTATCGCCCATGCCCAATATAATTCGTACAACTTACCCTCTTGGATTTGGTAGCAGTTAGGGATTCTTGCATCCTCAGCCGCGTCTATTGGCACTCCCTTGTGACGCAAATTACCTTCGCCTAAATCCTTTTGGTAGATGCGTAAGTTAGACGTTTTCGCCTCTAGGAAAGCTCTAACGGTATTGTTTAAGGAACCCATCTCCGCTACCGATGCCTTACAACTGGTGGGGATAGTGTAACCCCGTTGCTTGATGAGCCTCTTGGACGCGCCCAAACACCACTGGATAATTCCTGCTCTTTCATTGGCCACGATGTCTTCACCGAGATTGATTTTTCTATCTTTCTCGGCAATGGGGCGGGTGAAGGAGAAGATTAACCAGCGGCGGTTAAAGCCTTCTGAGGTATCTTTGGTCTTCGGCAAGAAGTTGCCCGCGAACCACTGAGCTGCCACCATTCGCGTTGTAAAGGGCTGGCCGTACTTCATCTGCACCATCATTTCAGTGCCGTCAACGACTTCCTTAAACACCTGACCTTTAATGGCTTTGTTCTCGGAGAGTTCACCTGCCACGTTTAAGAGCTTACCTGCCATACTCGCGGGTGCGAAGTTGTCCCCCCACATATCAGGCGGCACCGCTGACTTTACCTCTGGCGGAACCAGTGACGACACAATCGTCAGTAACTGGGACTTACCCGACCCCGCCACCCCAAACAGTAAAAAGGCGCGTTGATACTGAGGGGCAATACCGAAGAGAGTACAAAAGAGAGCCTCTTGGAGAGCTAAAATTTTCTCTTTATAATCAAAGTCATAGCCCCAGCTTGTCTCAAGGAACTGATAAAAGGTGGGGGCAAGTTTTCTGAGGTCAGTTACTTGCGTCTTTTCAATGTTTTCCACTTGGATCAAGAAGGGGAGGGTATAAGTACACCCCCATTTATCTTCGTGGGGGTGTAGTTCAAAGCCCCCGTTTGGCAGACGGGTAAGGTACCCATTAGCGAAATTGACCCCGATAACAGTACCGTCCCCTTCCTGCAACGGCGATGCCAACAGGCTCCCCATCGTTTGAAGGATGCCTTTTGTGTCGCTACGCTTACGGTTAGCCTCACACTGACCATAACGGAGATGGATTTCGCGTTCGATGTCTGTTTTACTATATAGCTCGTAGTGACTGCCACCCCAGCGGTAGAAGTTATCGTTATGATATTTTAGGCGGTTGATGGCCTCCAGTTCCTCTATCAGAGCCTGAGCGATTTCGGTGTGGTTAGCTCCTTTGAATAAGTCGCCTTCACGGTATTTTTTAATTTGTTTGTTCAAGCTTGGGATTCTAACCCCTAAACCCGACTCGCGGACAATCAGGTTTAAGATACGGTCAACTTCCAAGTCGTTTAAATTTTTACTGTAAGCGATAAGCTTGAGCACTTTCTCAATCTCATTCATTACGGTATCAGTTCCTTTACCGCCACTTTCCATGAATAAGTTGCTTAATTCTTCCATAATCACGGTGGCAGGTTTTTCGACCCGTTCTTCGCTGAACACTTTCAGGTAGTGGTTCTTCTCCTCTTGGGTCATGCCAGAGTCCCACCCCTCGGGTAGGACTCGGTTTTTCTGCATGATGTCGCGTGAGAGGAACAGAATCAAATTGGCTGTGTGCTTGTTCATATCAACGGGGTCGCCAACGACGTTTTCAACGTATTGTTGGGCATACACCTTGAGCATATCCAGAGCCTCTAACAGGGTTCGCTCCCCCCGCAGCACCGCAAACGCAAACAGACCCGCTGCGCGAGTTAAGCTAATATCTCGTGCGCCTGACGGAACGAAGTCGGTCACTTTTGCAGGGTTTAACGAGTTATCGTTGACATTAACACCAGCTCGTTTTAACACACCTCTGAGTTTTAGCTCGACATCATGGGAAAGACCGATAAGGGAGTTCTTAACCTTATAGAGTGGGGTGTTCTCAATGTAGGGAGCTTCCGTTTTCGGGTGTATTGACGGAGGCAATACCACATACGTTCCCTCTGACAGGTATTCAACGATGCTTTCATTTGTTAGGGTTCGGATACGGAAGGTTTTCAACGCAGGGTTATATTTGTACCCTAATACCGCCCCCTTTGCGCCCTTACGCACCCACAACGGCTTCGGCAACACCGATAGTATGGCCTTGATAATGGTGTCATCATTGGTGTCGATGTCGATGACGGAAACGCCAGAGCAAGGACCTAATGGTAAACCGATATTGCTGTTGGGATAGTTTCTGCGCCAAACAGTGCGAACGTCTTCTGACGGCATGATGACGGCAAATTCACGCCAACCCGCTAGTAGGGGTTCTTTCTTTTTCGGCCACAAAGGGAAGACAGGGAGGCCATTCTTCCAATAATCTTCAGCGTTATCGGAAAAAAGGGTGTCATGGTTTAAGAAGGTGGGTAAGTCTAATTCAACATTAAAAATAGGGTCTAGGATTTTCATTATTCACTCACTTGGTCAGAGTAGTTAGGTTGGTCAAACGGTCTTTTAATTCGTTTATGTCATCGGGACTGAACTTATTACTGATAAACTCCATTACGGTTTCTCTAAAAATAACATAATCGGCAACCCCCAGAGCACGTTCACGCATCTCAATCACCTTTTCCAATAGGTTGGTTTGGATTCTTAGGACGGCAATGCGCTCGGTAGGGGCTAACTCTTCGGTGCCTTTGAAGTTCTTTAAGCTGCTGTACAATTCGTCCATTTCCTTTGTAACGTCCACATCCCCGATAGGCTCTGGGTTTTTTGGGTTCAATTCACGCAGAATCGACACCAAAAGGCTCAGTTGCGCCTTAATATCTAAGGTGTATGGGGCTTCCTCAAAGTATTTTTTGCCCTGCTCTTGATAATTCGTTAGAATTTGCTCTAAGGCATTCACAGCCCCTAATGTAATCGGGGGGTAATTTGACATTGCTTTTCTCCTGTATAACTTCAAGGCTTTGGTATCTTAAAACGAAAAGTGGCATCTTTGAAAGGTGTCTTTACACAACGTAACAAAAATTGGACTATCTAAAATGACTCGTAATTTTGCCTCAGATTTTACCAAAGAGCTAGACGCTCGGTTCTCTAAAGACGCAACAGGGATGAGTTATTCCGATTGGGTTTGTAAAAATACCACACTCAAGGGCGTTCCGTTTAATTTTAAACGCTATCCGTTCCAGAAAGCCATCATGGATGATATGCACCCCAACTTATGCGTTATCAAACCTAGTCAGCAAGGGGCAACGGAATTGCAGATGCGGAAGGCCCTAGCTTTCTTGGCGCGTAATCGGGGGACGACCCTGATGTTCACTTTTCCAAGTGAGCCGATGCTTCGTAAACAAGCCCAGACCCGTTTCCAGCCCCTTATCGAGGCCGATCGTGTTTTTAGCTTAGGGGCTGCTAAGCCTGTGAGATCCATCGAGGTCAACCAGATTGGGTCTTCGTTCTTACTCTTAGCACCTGCCACTGAAACGTCTGCTACAGGTCAGCCCTGTGATGCTATCTTTAACGATGAGGTTGACCTCTCAGACCAGCCGATACTGGCTCTGTTCCAGTCCCGTCTCCAAGGTAGTTCCCATCGGATAACGCAGCAGTTTAGTACCCCTACTTTCGGAGGTTACGGCATTGACGCTACCTACGCCTTATCCGACCAACGGGAGTATATGATTAAATGCTCTTGCTGTAACCATTGGCAAGTACCTGTTTTTACCAAGAAGTTTATCAATATTGAAGGGTTGCCTGATGAAGTCGAGCTAGATGAAATTGATAATAACCTGATTGAGAAATTCGAGATCAACACCTCGGCAATCACCGTGGATTGTGAGAAGTGCCACCACCCCCTAGACTTGCTGCGGGATAAACGCGAATGGGTTGCTACCTACCCTAATAGAGTAAATAATCGTGGGTATCGCATGAGAACCTTTAGCGGAGGCACCTTACCACCGAGTTATGTTATCTCCCAGTTGTTAGTTTACCGTAAGAATGATTTCTTACGCGGTTGGTACAACACCGTTTTAGGGGATACTTATGATAAAGGGGACGTTCGTCTAACTGACACCATTTTAAACCCCTTGTTTAAATCAGAACACCAAAAAGGAGACCCTATTGGGCGTATGTATTTTGGGGCTGACATCGGTTCTATCTGTCACATCGTTATCGGCAGCAGCGATGGCATTCGCAGAGGTGTTCGCGTCCACCATTTTGAGACGGTTTTACAGGAGCGGTACAAGGAGAGGTTATTAGAATTAAGAGAGCAGTACCCAGAGCTTAGAGGCATGATGGACCAATTCCCAGAGCAGTTATTGGCCAAGGAGTCGTTTATGATGACGAACGGTGCTATTATTCCCTGCGCTTATCGCGGCTCCGTTGAGATTGCCGATAAGGTTGAGACCACCAAGAATGTTCAAGTTGACCGTACCGAACACTTAGACACTGTTGCTAAGTTGTGCCGAGAGGGGTTGATAGAGTTCTTTAACTACGGGAACCAAAAGGAGCTTATCAAGGAGCATTTAAAGGATATGGTGAGAGATGTCACCCCTGAGAAGCCAGCGGTTTGGCGAAAACTGACAGGGGCTGATCACTATTTTCACGCTCTGGCCTTCTTGACCACAGGGGTTAAATACTTCACCAACGAGTTTACAGGTTATAAAGAAGAACCGATTAAGACGACTCTCTATGTAGCGGGTCAAGACATGAAATTACCCGATGGTGGTTTGTATGGGCGAGAGCGGCAAAAGGGTCTATATGGTGGGCTGCTAGGTTAAACTATGCTAAAATCTTTCTAATTCTACCCGTTACCGAGGCCAACACCAATGGCACTGACATTACAAACAGTTTATCAAGTAATCGCACCTAAGCGATTGCCAAATCCAAAGGGGACAGCCAACAGTCCTACCTTTGACCCTTCTAATAATCAAAACGTACTCTCTGCGCCTCAGTACCGTGAGCATTTAGAAGATATTTTTACAACAAGGGCCTCCTCCGACAGTCGGGATTTAATCCGTAATCTGATTGTCCAAGACCCTGATGCCAGTGCCTCTTTAAATGCTTTTTTAACACTGTCAGACACTAACCCTATTATTTTAGTGAAGGACATTAACGGTGCTATTGACCGTAATGGGTTAAAGGTTGTTAATGCCCTTATCGACAGCTTAACCACTCGGTACGATTACACTAAGGGTTTTGAGTACACGCCAAGTCTTAAAGCGATTGCTGAAGAGATGCGGTACATGATTTTAGCCGAAGGCATGGTGTTGGCTGAACCCATTATTACTAAGGAAGGCATCTTTAATCAGGTACGTTTAATCCAAACCAATAAATTGGAATGGTATGAGCGTGAGAATGGGCGTTTAGTCCCAGAGCAAGTGCCTGTGAACGGTGGTGACAACATTAGTTTGGATTTCCCCCATATTTTTGTTGCCTACTATCGCCAAGACCCTAGTAAAGCGTATGCGTACAGCCCATTCGTTAGCGTTATCAACACCGCTGCCGCTCGCCAGCGTATTATCAATGACCTTTATCGAATCATGCAGCTAACAGGCTACCCACGAATGGACATCTCCATTATGGAGGATGTTATCCGTACTAATGCCCCTGACAGCATCAAGTCCGACCCCGCTAAAATGGCAACTTATATTAGTAACACCATTAACAGTATCAGCAGCACTATTTCTAATCTTCGTCCTGACCAAGCGTTTGTCCACACGGACTCACTGGAAGTGGGTATGGTGAATGAGAAGAAGGCTGGGATGAGTATTGATATTGAGCCTGTGATTAAGACGCTCAACGCTCAAAATCAAGCCGCCCTGAAGACAATGGCCACTATCTTGGGTCGTGGTGAGGCTGGTGTAAATACCGCTTCCGTTGAAGCGCGTTTATTTGCCTTGCAGTGCGATGGTCTGAATGCGCCTGTCAGTTTATTGATGTCGCAAATGTTTACTTTCTTATTGCGCTTAACAGGTAGCACCAGCAAGGTTGAGGTGTCCTTTGCTCCTGCCGAGATGCGTAGCCCGATTGAACTGGAGGCTCAGTTAAACTTAATGGCAGCTCGTTTGCTTTATGATTTAAGTGAAGGAATCATTGACGATGATGAATATCATTTACGAATGTATGGTCGTATTCGTCCTGATAGCAGCCCAATTCTCAGTGGAACTAAGTTTTACAAAACTGGCAGTGGCAACACAGATATAAATGGTAACGGTAATAATGACTCTGTGACTCGCTCCGTCACCAGTAAGAATGACAAAGCGGCACAGAGCAATGCGGTTAAGAAGTAGTTAATGTAAGTTAAAAGACTCCTGTTCGTGACTACACGTTACGAACAGGTCTCCAACAGAGGTTTGAGTAAATAACTTTACTTCTTCTTCAGTAAGGGTAAGGGCAGTGCCATTGGTGATAGCGACACCAATCTTAGAGAACAGGTTCATTACCCTTCGTCTTAAAATATCTTCTTGGGTTTCTATCTCATTCATACTCTGGTTCTTCCTCAATAACTTTAGGTTTGGGTGGGATATACTTTGGAGCCGCCCTACGGGTACTGGTCAAGGTTTTTGACTTAGGTACACGAGGTATCGTGGGTTTTTTCTTTACCTTCTTAAGCTTTTTGTAGCTGACTTGAAGAGGAGCTTCGGCCACAGTGAGGGTTAAGGGGTCTCTCTTCTCAAGCTCTACCTCAGGATTAAATACAGCTTTTTTAACTTTATCTAGCCTGTCTTTTACCACTTCTTTTGAGATATGCTCAACAACCTCCCCCAGTAGTTTTTTCTTTAGGTCAAACTGCTTGGCAGCAGAAGCTCTAACGGGAGCGTTTAACTCTTGCGCTAGTTGAGAGGCTGCGTGTTTTAGAAGCCTTCTCTGCTGCCTTTCTTCTGAGGCTTGCAGTTTAGCTTCCTCAGAGGCTTCGGAAAGCATCCGTTCCACCAAGGCTGTGTTAACGGTGAATTTCCTCTCTAACCCACCCTTTAGGAGTTCTTTTATTTTCGGCAGTGCTGCCAAAAAGGAAGCCTCCTGTGGGGTCAAGTTGGCCTTATTAGAGAACTCAAAGTCCATCTCGTCCACAACCTCTAACTGAGCCATAGTGCGGTGGTAATGAGCAATATTGGGCGAGTGATAGGACTTACCCGCCTTTAATCTAAAGTCTTTTGTGACGATATACCCTGTGAAGTTTGGGTACTTCTGGCGGTAGGTTACGAGTGGAGGTAGCCCTAGCCTTGGGTCATCTAAGAGGTCTAAACCGTTCTTTACCAAGAATAAAGCACACAAGCTGCCAACCATCTCTAGGTTCTTATAGCTGATGGAGTTGTCGTCAGTGGGGTGAATCACCAAAGCCAATGCGTCTTCCGACTCCTTAATCTCCTTCTTGAAATGCTCTTTGAAAGTGGGGAGGTGGAATAAATCAGAGCTAAAAGTTCTCAGCGGCTCATCTTCTGCCAACTTTAATAACCACATCCACCAATCGGTAGCGGTGATTGGCTGCTCGGCGTTAATAGGAGGAGCTTGCTTTATAAGTATGATGTTATCTAAGTCGCTTAAAGCAGCCTTGATGAGTTGATAGTTTTTACCTAAAAGATTCGGGTCAGTTACAACGTCATAAGGGGCGTATAGGTTAGATTTATCCGTTATAGGCATTTGCTATCTCCTTTTCAAAACGAGTACAAAAACGGGGTGGGAGTTGTTCTTTAAACTGGGTGTAGAGGTCTAAGATGGTGTCAAATTTAAACTTGGCATAAGCGGTAACAGCATCACCCTCCTCTTTGAAGACACTTGACCTAGTGAGCTTACCATTGAGGTCTCGACACCGAAAAGAGAAACCAGTAGAGGTTCTTACAGGTTTAAACTCGCGTGAATTAACCCACTCACGGTGGTTCTGGATTAAACGCTTAGGTAAGTAAAATAAGGTATCACGAGTGATAAAACAATCCCCAAAGAAATCGTAGGTCAATACGGTATCTTCCAGTAAGGTTAGTGAGCGGACGTAACCAATCAAGCCCTCGAAGTAGTTAAAGTTAAACAAAGCTGGATGTACCAACTTATTGGCTTTAGGGTTAGAACTGACCTCACCTAAAGAAACATACCCCTTGGTTCTCAAGGAAGCAGTTAAGTTCTTCCATGCTGAATACTGCCAGGAGTTTTTCCCATAGGTTCTGGTATGAGTCATCTCGGTATGGGTGCTTAATAACTCAGACTCAGAGTAGATGTAGGATTTTAGGAGATTACGCTCATAATCAGTCTTTAGTATTAGGTAATACTTAATAAGTTCCAGTTTTTTGAAGTTAGAGAAGTAAGTTCTAGCGTCATAAAGGGAGCTAAAGCCTTCAAAAGTATGTCGAGACAGTTTGTAGATGAAACTCAGGCTAACTAACCCAGCTTTGTTTTTGGTGTAGGTTGCCTCAAGGTTATCTTCGATCAAGCCAATGAGGTGTAATGGAACCAGTAAAGGGTGGCCACCTTGTAGCGAGTTAGCAACAGGTAACGTGATAAAGGTGTAGCTATCACAAACAATAGGGTTGTTGGGCAGAGTGAGGTCTTTACTAGCCCAAGTGTTGAAGTAGGACTCTTTAAAGAGGTAATAAGTTGAGTTTTGCTTCTGGAATACTTGGCAAAAAGTTTTATAAAGTTTTTCTAATACTTTTGCTTTTGAGAGGGTATCGGCAAAGCTGTCGCCTTGAGGGGGTGTGGGTTTCATCATGTTCTCTGGGTCAAAGAGTGGGTCCTGTTGATGTAAAAAGAAAAGCGGCACTCATGGACCAGATGAGTAAAGGTGAGGTTTGCAAGGCTCACTTTGCCGCTTGAGATAAGAATACCATAACCATTGGCGTGGGCAACTCTTTGTTTGTAATGTTATGTAACGGTGATAGCTTTGGCTAAGTTATTGATTTTAAAGGAGCTGGAACAGGAGTAGTCCGAAAAGGCTTCGCGGACTACTCCTGTTCCAGTAAAAGTTGTCGGTGACAGAGGGTTTTCGCATCGCTTTTTTACTTAACTTTCCCCTTAATTATCAACAACTTAGACAGGTATAAACCAGTTTGGGCAAAACCACTGGTTTAAAAAGACAGGCTGATTAAGGGTGTTTTTTAGGTGTTTTTAGAGCTTTACTGGAACAGGAGTAGTCCGAAAAGGCTTCGCGGACTACTCCTGTTCCAGTAAGTACCCTGAAAGTGCTATTCTCCTGTTCCAGTAAACTGGTGTTTTCTCCTTTAAAACCAAGGGGTTGCATTTTCACAACACACTTGAATCGGGTGTTATATTGTTTTTTTATTCCACGTAAAGGAGAAAAATAAAGAAGAAGAAAAAAAGAAAAAAAGAGAGAGGCGAAAAAAAGTGGGTTCAAGGAGTGTATAAAGTTTTGAGCCGAACCCTTTTGGTTTACTAGCCAACCTTTGTGGTACACTAAGGCACCTATCTTGGACAATAGCAGCCGCGACCTTCAGTATGGAAACAATGCCGCTTACTTCGGTACTTGGTAGAGGGGAAAGGTCGAAATGGTGGGGTTTCTTGACATTTGTCCCCGATCAACCTAGCAGAGTTGGCCTGTTCTGCTGCTTACCCCTTGCCTACTCCTTGGCTTAATGTTATTCTTTACACAACTTAAACATAACTTACAAAAGCCATGCCAAAACGTATAGCTATCACTGATGACATTAAAGCCAAAGTCATCGCCAACATGGGTTCCGAACCCAACTGGGAACAGATTGCTGTCTTTGAGATGACTGCTGTTACGTCTTTGCCCTTGAACAAGAAATGGTCTTTGTTTGATAAAGCCCAGATTACGGCTCAAACCTTTGAGGAAGCTGCGACTTATCTAAACTCTGGTGGTTTTGTTCCTTTCCACACCCTGCATCAACAAGGTTACGAGATTCCTGTAGGACGTGTGTTCTACGGCGAGGCTCAGAAGAATGTTAAGGGTTATGATGAGCTTCGGGTATTAGCTTTTATTGATTTAAACGCTCACGAAGACTTAGCCAACAAGATTGACAACGGTATTGTCGAAGAAGTCTCCGTTGGTATGTCCTTTAAGCAGCTTTTATGCTCAGCTTGCGGTGATGACCTATTAGCCAACGAAGACTCCATCTGGTCTCAAACCTGTACTAATGGTCACGTTATTGGTATGGGCGACCACCATGTTAAGCCTAATGGCTTAGGTCAGTTTCGTGAGCTGAGTGCTGTTTCCAAAGGAGCCAGTAACGGAGCTAAAATTTTAGGTTTCCAAAAACGCAATTTGGCTGCCGATTTCGGTAAACCAGAGTTAGCTCTTGTAGCTAGTTTAAAATCTCCAGAATTGATGTTGTTTACCGCACCAGCCAATCTGGATAGTGAAGGAGAAGATCCTGTGCTTATCGCTGAATTACAAGCCAAACTAGAGGCTGCTGATGCTGAGAAAGCTACTTTACAAGGCCAACTGACTGCTGCTCAAACTAAGGCAACTGAGTTGGAAACAGCTAAAGCCGATGCCGAAGCCAAGGTAGTTGAATTAGAAACAGCTAAAACTGAGTTAGAAGCAGCTAAAGCCGATGCCGAAGCCAAGGCAGCCGAGTTAGAAGCTCAACGTACCGAGGAGCACACCGCTTTAGTTGCTGCTCAAGCTAAGTTAAAAGAGTTTGAGGATGTTGAAGCAGCTCGTTTGAGTCAACGTCCTTTCCGTATCCCCTTGGGTGGTGTTGCTAACTTAAATGCTAGTTACACCGATACAGCGAAAGCTAAAGCCCCTGCGGTTGGTCCGTCACCCGCTTTTAAAACCCCTAAACACTAATCTTTTGGAGAATAGCGATGGCACAAGAAATCGCAGGTGGTGGTATCAGCTTAGTTGGTATTCCACACTCAGAATTTCGCCGTACTGTTTACTTAGCCGCAGGTATCACTTCGGCTGATGTTGGTAAACCTGTTACTTTAGACACCTCCGCTAATAATACTTTCAAGTTAGCAGGTGCTAATGACGTTATTTACGGCAACTTAAAAGTCGTTGAAAACCGTGTTCAAGAAGGTATCTTAGTAGGTACTATTGAGTTCAAAGGCGGTTTCCAATGGACTAAATCTGGTGTTATCGCTGTTGGCGATGGCGTTGTCGGTGCAGGTGCTGGTGCTGTTAAGGCAGGTACTAACCCACGTTCTCTCGTAGTCGCAGTTGGTACAACCACTGTTGACGTTGTGTTCATCTAAGGAGAAAGACTATCATGGCTCTTCGTCCATTAACCGATTTGATTAAACGCGATAAGCTTTCTCCTGCTGAAGTAAAAGCGATGCTCGTTACTGACAGCGAACACACCAGTAAAGATAAGGGCTTACAGTTAGTTCGTGATGCTCAATCCTTTGGTTTATCCTTACGCGACTTCTTAACCTTAGCTGTTGCTCCTACTAAGGGTGATGATGCTGCTAATTACGCTGGTTTGAACGGTTACGAAGCTGTTAAAGTTGCTTTAAACTTACCTCACGCGAATGACTTCGAGCGCGGTGTTTTATTACAAGCTGCTTCTAATACCTTCCAAACTTATGCTGGTACTCGCGCAATGTTCCCAGAGATTGTGGACGATATGTTACGCGCAAAAACTCGCTTAGAAGTTGCCGAAAACATTGCCTCCATCGTTTCTCAAAGCCGTACCATTGACGGTTCAGAGATGATCTGTACCTATATGGAAGACGATGCAGCAGACCGTAAGACCTACACCGTGACTGAATTAGGTCGTATCCCAATGCGTTCTGTTCGTACCACTCAAAACAACGTGGGTTTAGGCAAACGCGGTTCTGGTATTGAAATCTCTTACGAGTTCGCTCGCCGTGCTTCTTTAGATATTTTAACACCATTTGCTGCTCGTATTTTACGCGAAGCTGAGTTGAGCAAAGTTGCCGCTGCTACCCACATCTTAATCAACGGTGATGGTGTTAACGGTGCTGCTTCGGTTGTTAATTTATCGACTTTCGGTGCAGGTACTGGTATTAGTGCAACCAGTTATAAAGGTTTGGCTAAGTTTTTAATGGCTCGCGCTAAGGCAGGTTTCCCAGTAGATACCTTAGTCGTTAACTACGATATGTACGTTGACTTGATGTTCTTGTACGCGCCAACTGTAAGCGGTAACGGTAGCGTCCCAGAAGCAATGGGTCAGATGGGTGCTCCAGTTATCAACACTCGTATGAACGCCTTAAACGGCTTAAACTTGAACATTGCTTTATCTTCTTCTGTTCCAGCAGGTCAGATCATTGCAATGGCTAAAGGTGAGTGTATCGAAGAACTCGTTGAAGCTAACTCTAACATTAGCGAAAGCGAGCGTTCGATTCTTGACCAAAGCATCAAGTACGTTAAAACCGAAACTACTGGTTATAAGTTATCTATCCCACAATCTCGCGTTGTGCTTGATACTACAGCTTAACCCTTCGGGTACTGGTTTAGAAAAAGGCAGCTACCGCTGCCTTTTTTATTGGTGTAAAATACAGAAATATCTCGGAGTTCATTATGACAAAATGTATTGTAAAGACCACAGGTCAATTTATGCTATTGACTCGCTCAGGGTCTATCAAGGTGGGTACGGCGACTGTTGTTGAGAAAGATGAATTTGTGGCTTCTCGTCTCCGTAACGGTGACTTGGAGTTATTGCAGGATAACCTTCCAGATTCCGTAACTCAGGAAGACTTAATAACTGCAGGGTCGGTTGAGGCGTTGATGGCTTCTCTAAACCCTAAAGAGGCTTCAGCTTCTCCAAAAGCCAAAGCAACTAAGAAAGGTAGTTAATTATGTGGGTCGAAACAACAAAGGCTTCTAGCCTCAGCTTTGAGCTTCGGGTGGGTAATGATTTTGTTGTTCCTGACCCCACTACCTCTGCTATCCTGAAAATCAGAAGTAAAGCAGGAGCCTTACTCCACACCGAGACCTTAGTGAATCCTCAAGGAAGTATCTTGAGCTTTAACATTCCTGGTTCGGTTAATACTTTAACGGGTAGTAATACAAACGAAGTTCGGTTAGCGACTTTAGACTACCAGTCTGGTGGAGTATTTAGACAAGGTTATCTTACTTACCGTGTAACCCAATTCTTACCTTTTACCGTGACTGCTCAGTCAGTAAGAACCCTGCTCGGATTGAGTTACGAGGAGCTGGAAGATGAAGAAATTGACCTTATCAGTGCTTATTACACTTTGGCTAACACTGCTGGCACAACCTTCACTACTGCTTTTACAACTGAAGGTTATAAAGGCGATCAGGCTAATAAAGCCGTTTGTTTACAATGTGCCATTGACCTCGCCCTCAGCTTACCTCAACGCATCGCCCAGAAGACTGATGAGGAGAAAGCTAGTTTTCAACGAGCAACAAAATTTGACCCTTACAAATTGATAGCCTCCCTAAAACCCCAACTTGCAGAAACCCTTGAGTCTTTAGCTACCGAGCAGACCATTGGGTCTGCTGCTGTTTTTGTTGCCACCCAACCAACAGACCCCTTCACAGGTGCTTAATAATGCGTAAGATTCATAACAGTCGTTTTAAGAAATTGCTGACTAATCTTACGCGAGGTTGCTTAGTTCAAGGCCACATTGTAGATGCCACAGGCGAGTTAACAGGAACAGAGGAAGTTAATCAGCTTTTAAGAGTTAGCCACCAAGCTATCGCAAACCCAGGAGACCATGTAACTTACTTGGGTTATCACTATGGTTTAAGTAGTTACTCCAAAGAGCCTTACGATGTTATTTATCGCCTGATGCCTTTACCCGACCAAGTGGAATGGCAAGTTCAACAGGTCTTTGTGGTAGATGCTCTTACAGGTTTAAAGAAACCTGTACAAGGTGTGACCCCTCCCGTGCAGTTGTTATGGTGTAAGAAAAAAACTGAGGGCTTCGGGGTTAGCGTTGGTAAGAACACAGACGAGCAGGTCTGTTATTGGATGACAGAAGTTGTCCAAGTAGGTGACCTACTTGGAGGTAGAGTTGTAAAGAGAGTGGTTAAGGAGCAAGGCATCTATAAGGTTGAGGTGTGAGATGGCTCGAAAGCGCAGTGGTTTTGAAGCTATTTTTGAGGCTATCTCCTTGGAAACTAGGGTGACTGAACTTCGGCCCTCTGTTCTTCGTGATATTTTCTCTAAAGCCAATAAAAAACGCATTGCTGCTGAGCTTAATAGGGAGCTATCTCATTTTAATACCACCTTTATAAAAACTTTTATGAATGTTGGTTTACAAAACCCTTTCGTTCAGGATACTTCGCCTAACCCACTGCCTCATCACTCTGCTTACACTTACTGGGTAAATTTAAGCTACAAATGGCAGAGGGAGAAGGCAGCTAAGGGTTTGGATCTTCCAAGCTTTTTCCATTATGGTCAGGAACGTAAAAAAGCTAAAAATAGACCTAAAAAAACCCTAACACAATATCTGGAAACCAACTGGAACTCTGCGACAGCTATAAACACAGTTGGTAGGATTACTGACGAAGATATATTTTTCAGAACCAAGACGGGGGAAGATGTCACCTTAAAAGGAGGTAAGGCTACTCTCGATTCCCCTTTCTTAGGTAAGCTTAAAACTTCATCAGGTGATATAAAGGACGTTAAAGAGACCTTCACTATTGGTTTTAGAGCCTTTACTAAGATTAGTGTTGATAGGTTGATGAGTGATAAATTTGCGGATAGAACCCCTTATGGGCTTTTTTTGACAGAGAAGATGGTTCCCAAAGGAGCTAACACCGCTAGTCAAGGGTTCCCACTTTCTAAGTTGACTAACAATGCTAAAATATCTGAAGATAGGGCCTTTAGACCAACGGTTATGCCCTTACTAAGATGGTATTACAGTGTTAAGTTACCTCACACATTTAGACAATTCTACGGGCTTAAAGGTTTAAAGGGTTGGAGTTAAAAAATGTACATACAAAACGGTATCTTAAATATTCTTGAGAGCACTGTTCTTGCCTTCTGCAATAGGCTTAAGGAAGCTGCTAACACCCAATTACATACAAACCTCTCAGTGGTTTTATTTGATACAGCTCCAGAAGAAGAAGAATTGCCACAGACTGATGTAATCGGCTCTTATAATTTAGAGTTTAAGGTAGATAGCCATTTTATTGATGGGACTTTCTTATTGGGGGTTGCCACGCTAAATGACCCAAGCTTATTCCGTCTTCGGAAGATAACCAGCTTTGTTTTAGACGAGTGCTTACCAGAAAAGACGATTCAGCTTTACAACGCCGAGGGGAACCCTATTTTGGGTAATCTAGTGATTTTAGATGATGTGAGTATTCTACCAACAAACAAGGATTCCAAGAGTCGTGCTGCTCGCTTCATTGGAATCCCTTTTAAATGCACTCGAACAATTTAAAAAATGTTGAGAGCCTGTGCTTCAACCGTTTTCATCTCAGCAGCCGTTAAATTTCTTAACTGTTTGAGCCGAGCTTGCTCGGTTGTTGCCTTTAGACCTTCCTCAACTAATCTTGCTAACGCTTGACAACGAGAAATCCTGTTCTTTAAGGCCAGTAGTTCCACAACTTTTAAAGTATCTTCGGCAAGAATTAGAGACATCCGAGTGGTGTCAACTTCTCGCCCAATTTTTCTGCTTAAAGGTATATTTGCCATCTCACAACTCCACAATAGAGGTTTTAATTAGATATAATCTATGCTACCATAATGGGGAAAACTCTAACTGTATTACTTTTGTAATCATCCTATCTTTGGAGAACTAACATGGCTGGTGAAGCCCGTTCCATTAACTTTGCTGTCGGTACTGCCACCATTATGTTGGGTGCTCCTGCCGATTTGCGTAATTTTACTCCCACTACTCACTCTATTGGTTTAGTTAAAGATGTTAAGGTAATGGCAGAAGCCTCCTACATCAAATTAACTCAAGGTGTTCGCAATAGCGTTGTCCACTCAATTAAAACAGGTGAACCTGTCTCTATGGGTGCCTCCGTTTACGAATATAACGCTAAAAACTGGACTTACGCTTTGGGTTTTGCTGGTTATGATGTTAGTTTAACCGCGGGTGAGACTACGGTTACTACCGCTTTAGCTGCTAACCCCACAGGTGAAATTACTGTTGACGTTGCTACTGCTGCTTCCTTTTCCGTAGGTGATTACATTATGCTGCAAGTGGGCATAGATGACGAAGTTTATCCTCGCCGTGTAGCCGCTAAAACTACCACTTCTATCACCTTTGACCAAGCTTTAAAGAATGTTGCTATTCCTTTAGGTGCAACTATTCGTAAGTGTGCTATTGTCCCAATCGGTCGTAAAGATGAACAACCTTTCTTAGCAGCTAAAATCGTTGGCTCTATGGCCGACAATGTGGAAGTGTGTATTGAGATTCCAAAGTTGCGTGTGACTAAAGGCTTCGATTTAACCTTCCAAACTGGTGATTATGCCAATATGCCATTTGAATTTGATGTTTATGACTTAGTTCCTGCGGATCCTGAGTACACTCGCTCTAAAGAGCAGTTCAAGGGTGCCCCCGCTTGGTTATACACCATCAATTAAAAAGGTTTTACCCTTTATAGCCCTCGTAAGAGGGCTTTTTTTTGGGTACAATAAAAGCCTACCCTTTAAATTTATCGGACCTATAAAATGACAACTGAGACTTTGATTCAACCTTTAAACCCTAACCCTTTCTTTCACCTATCGAATGGGCAGGAATTAAAGATGACTTATGGGTTGCACAACCGTCTGGCGAAGCTCATCCAGAACGTCTCCACGGTTTCTTTAATCTTAACAGACCTTCAGGTTCAAGAAGCCGTAATGGTCAACTTGTTCAATAAGTATGATGCTAAAGGCCAAGTGGTTGAGGAAGCAAACCTTGAGGATTTGATGTTAGACCCTATTGAGGTTCAGAGGGTTCTTGTGTGGGTGACGGAGCACTTAACTAATTTTTTTCTGTCGAACCTACAATCAATGACTCGGATAGTAGGGGTGTATCAGAAAGAAGTGGAGTCGAGTTTAGAGCCTTTAACAAATGGTACGAAACCCTAACTTTTCCACAGGCAGTCTCATGGGCTTATAGGGTGCCTTTAAGTGAAGTCCGTTTAGTCTATTGGGCCAATACCTTAGAGGATATACAGCAAGCTTTAAGGTTCAAGGTGGCTGAGAAACAGTTAGAGGCGATTCAGAATTATGAGGCTTTTGCTGCTGTTGCTTCTCAAGCTTTAGGGGGTTCCAAGAGTGAAGATTCTGTCTCCACTGCACCAGTTAAGCCCCAACACCAAGCGACAACCAGTGCTGAAGCGGTTAAAATGTTTCAGAGTTTATTCAGTTAGTAGGTATTAGTATGGCTCCTCAAGGTAATAACACTCATCAAACAGAAGTTGAGCTAAGTTACAGCTCTAAGGGTTATAAGGATGCTGTTAAGGAGCTAAATCACTTAGCCACCTTAGTTAAAACCCTTTCAGAAGACCTAAAAAAGGTTACGCTACCTAAAATAAAGGGGCTAAAGGGGTCTCTAGCCGAAGCAGCAGAATTGCGTAGCCTAATCTCCAGCTTAACTAAAGTTAAACCTGAAGTGGGTCAGATGTCTGATACATCAAAACAGCAAGAAGCTGCTTTGATGTATAAAACTTACTTGGACAATCTAAAACGGACCCTAAGCACCCAGAGTCAAATTGCTAATTTATCTAAGGATGAGTTAACCAGAAAAGCTTTTCTGGGTGAGTTGAATAAAGATGAAGTAAAGACTCAATCTAAAAATATTGAGCTTCTCAAGGCTATTAGTAAGGGATATGAGCAAGCTAAAAACGCTGGGATTCTGTCAAAAGAGCAAGCGAGCCTTCAAACTCAAGTCAACAAATGGATAGCCAGTGACCTCAAGCGGAAGAAGGAGACGGCTGCCGCCGAACGCTTAGCTGACTCCCAAATTCGTATGGAGCAAAGGAAAATAGCTTTACGCTACGCCAGAGAAGCTGCAGAGGGTACTCTAAACAAAGTGGATTTAAAGAGTTACCTAGCCAAGGCTGATTTAACTCAGATCAGTGCCCTCCAAACGGCTATGAAGGCTCAAAGCCTCCGTGCTGACTTTGTAAAAACTCCCACCATTACAGCTTTCAACACCGCTGTCGAAAAGGCCCGTTTAAAAATTACCACGGGTGGTCAAGTTATCGACCCCAAAACCGTTCTTGAAAGTATTAAAGGGGCCTCCCATAAAGGGGATACAGACTTAGTTATCAAGAACCTAAGGGCCGAGATTCTTCGCCAGACTAAACTAGGGGCTAAGGGCGAGGGTTTAAGAGACCTATATAGAATCTTAGCTGACGCTCGAAGTGAAGCAGCTAAGAAGTTTGCCCCTGTCTCCCCTTTCCAAGAAGCTAAGAAGGCCGAAGAAGCTTATGCTAAAACTTTAACCAAGTTGGACGCTAAGGCCATTCAGCAACTTAAAGATAAGTTAATTCTTGAAGAGCATCTCCAAGCCTCTAAGATTCGTGCTCATAAAACTAATATGACTATTGGGTCTGAACAATGGAAGGGCGAGCAAAGCTACCAAGAATTACTCAAGAAGCGTTTAGCAGATGTAAAGGCTGAAGAGTTAAGACAGAAACGAGAGGCCGCCGACCCTAATGCAGCCAAGCTGAAACAGAATCAAAAAGAGATCAGAGATAAGACTTTAGACAGTACCATCGCTAACCGCCAAACCGCAGCCGAAAAGTCGGTCGCTCGGGCTAAATATGACGAAGAAAAAAGATTAGCTTTAAAGCAGGGTTTATTTAAAACAGAAGAATCTATTAAGAATCTCTCCGCTGACCAAGCCCGCTTTGCCAAGGACACCTTAAACTTTGGTATCCAGACAGGTAAACTCCGAGGGGTTGAGCGAGCCGAGGCCGAGAACTTACTCGCTATTCTAAAACAACAAGAGGCTATTCAAAGACGGAGCATTCAACAAAACCAGAATATCGCAAACTTAGCCAGAGCTGGTAAGTACCAAACTAAGGGAGACTTAACGGGCCTGGATAAATCCGAGTTAGAGGTAGCGCGGAAAGTTATTGCCTACCGTATGCGTAATAATCAGCTCACACAAGAGCAGTTAGTTGCCGAACAAAAGCTTCTTGACCACGCCAAGAGTCGAGAAAACCTCTTAACAATGGAAGCTAAGCGGAAAGACGAAGCCTACCAACGTGAGAAAAGACTAGGCCAACTCACCCACCTCGAAGGAGATGGCGGAGCCTCAATGGCTGTTATCCAAGCTGGATTTATGATGCGTAGCCAAGTGCTTGGGGGCTTAAGTTCAATCTTCTCAGGTGCTTTCGACTCTGCCATCCAGTTGGATAAAGCGTTTCGCAACTTACAAGCCATCTCAGCTTCCACCAACTATGAGATGGCCACGATGAAGATTAACCTCATCAATGTTGCCCAAGCCAGTAAGTTTAGTGCTGCTGAGGTCGGTGAGACTGCCGTGATGCTCGCCCAAGCAGGTTTAAGCATTCAAGAAATCGGCGCGTCCATGAAAGGTATTATCACCTTAGCCCAAGCTACTGGCACTGACTTAGCCAAGTCAGTTGACGTTGTAACTTCGGTATTATCCATCTTTAACAAGAATGCTACCGAGACTGATAACATTGTTAACCAGTTAACTGCAGCTTTGAACGAGTCTAAATTAGACATCAACAAAATGGCTCTCGGTTTACAGTATGCAGGTAACATTGCCAGTGACTCTGGAGTCAGCTTTGAAGAGTTAACAGCAGCACTGGGGGCGACAGCCAACGCGGGTATCCGCAGTGGGAGTACCTTAGGTACTGGTTTGCGTCAAATGTTTATTGACCTGCAGAAACCCAATGAGAAATTGACAAAACGCTTAGAGACTTTAGGTGTTACCTTAGACCAAGTGAACTTCCGTTCACAAGGTTTAGAGGGTGTTTTACGCAACCTCCGCAATGCTGGTTTCAGTTCTGCTGATGCTTTTGAGACTTTTGAGGTTCGTTCTGCGGCTGCTTTCTCGGCTTTATCAGGTAACTTGACTGACTTCCACGATTTACAAGAGGAACTGGCTGACACTAATGCTGCTTTTGAGGCCAACAATGTACAGATGGAATCCTTTGCGGTTCAACTCGACCATTTAAAATCCAACTTAGGTATCTTAGCTGCTGAGGGTTTAAAACCCACCCTAAGTTTACTTAGTGACATGACAAAAGGAATGGCTCACGCAATGGAGAATACAGAGGAAGGCGTTGGTATCGTTAAACTTCTGGTGGGAGCTTTTGCATCTCTAACCGTTGGCGTAACCATAGCTTGGTTCTCTAAGTTAGTTGGGGGTCTCCTCACCACCACTTCGGCTCTTATGAGTGTGGGTGGAGCTCTAACGCTAACCCGATATGGGGTTATAGGTTTAACAGCGGCACTCATCACAGGTATCGCCTCTTTGGTCTCCTACAATAGTGAAGCTAAACGATTAAATACAGAGTTAGATAAATCTAAAGGTCTTCATAACGAGTTAAAAGCCTCTTTACAATCTTCTGAGGGAGCAATGCACAATGTTGATGAAGCTATTAAAAACCTAATCAACCGTTATGGAGTTTTAAAAACAGATAGTGGACAAACAGAAGCAGCCGCTAAAAGCTTAATGGCTCAGTTTGCTGAGTTTGGTTTAAAGATTGATGATGTTGCAAACATCAGTATCGACAATTTGATTAACAAAATGAGTGAATTGCGGACTGAGATGGCTAAGGAGTACAAGACTAAACTTGATGAAGAAGCCGCAGCAAAGATTAAGCTTCTATTAGATGAGCGGGAGGCTGCTGATGATAGGTCTCAAAAGGCAACTTTAACGGGTAGAGACTTCGGAGGGTTCTCCTATAGTGTGACAAAGGAAGGGTTAACGAAGTTTATTGAAGCTACCACTATGGATAGACTTAAGAATAGGGGGAGACATTTTAACACTATGACTGATAGAGAAGCTGCTATCGCTTCTCAACCTGCTGTCAGAGATTTAATTATAAGTTACATGAAAGGTTTAATAGCTACCCAAGAAGCGGGTGAGATTTTACCCCCTACGTTATTTAGCCCCTCAAAGATTAACAAGGATATTTACGCAACCCTAGCTAAAACTCCAAAAGATAAGCTTTCCCCAACTCAAAAACGCTTAATTGAGGAGGTTGTGACAGGGTTAGTATCTCAATATCAAGACATTAAGACAATCCTAAACACTCCTGATGAGATTATTAAAACTGAGAAGAAACTTAAACAAAACCAAGATAAAATTGATATGGACTCTAGTTTTTACTCCGAGATTGGTGAAGGAACCAGAATGGAGAACATCTCTAAAACCTATCGAGAAGGTTTAGAAAATATCTCCAATACTAAAGGTATTTCTTATACAGAACAGTTGAAACGCCAGAGAGCCGTAGCTGAGCAAGCTAAGAAAGACAGTGATATTTTAATCAAGGGTTTAGAAGCTCAGAGAGACCTTGCAAAAGCTAATAAAGCTGATGACCATATTATTCGTATTTTAGAAGACCAAATTGCAAAACTTAAACAGGAACAACATGACTTCCGTAAGTTTGGAGCGGATTTAGACGCTAAAGAGCGTAAGCGTCAACTACAGGTACTGGGTTACGAACTTGATGCTGCTAAAGATGCTGTTGCAACTGCCAAAGCCATTTGGTCTAAATCCACAGGTTTAAATACTGAGGAGAAAACTTACAAGGAGTACGAGGCCAAAATCTTAGCCCAGCAGGAGGTTGAGGATCGTATTAACGCTTTGCGGTTAATTGATAACCCTGAAGAAGAAACAGCTTTAGAAGCTATTAAACGCTCCAGAGGTTCTGAAAAAACCAAACGTAAGGTTGAACGGAACAGTTTTAGAATCCAGATTGAAGATCGAGCCAAAAATGCTAAGATCAGCAATGAGGAAGCTCGCGCTCGTCAAGCTTTAGAGGATAAAAAGCGCGAGCAAGATCGTTTCTTCAAAGATTTGGAGAATAAGGATAAGTTCGTCAAAATGCAGGAAGAAGCTGAGCGCAGACAAGCTAAAGCCAAAGCTTATATACCTTTAGACTCTGGCAGTATGTTTGATACGCTTAATGCCGATGAAAAGAAATCTGCCCAAGCTAAAGCTAATGCAACAGGGGTTAGCCAAGAGTATTCCGTTTTCGGCCAAGCAGCAAATAGGTTCGCTCGTCAAGCTGCTCGTTTTGATAACCAACAACTTGAGAAGAACTTAATCCAACGCAAGTTAGCTAACGAAGTCGGTGCTCTTGCTTTACTCCAACAGAAAGAAAGAAACATTAATCAGGAAGACTACACTAAGTTAGTTGAGAAAGAGGCAAAACTAAAGGCTGAGTTAAAGGTCTTAGAAGATAACGCTGCTAATTCTCGTTTAGATCAGGATAAAGAAGCTCTTGAACGCAAGCAAAAAGAGTATGACTTAACTCGTGACCAGATTCTAGCTGCTCAGAATTATGAGGAAACACTAAAAGAGAAGATTGAGGAACGTAAAAACACGATTGAAAACCTCAAGGAAACCTTACAAGCTTTAAACGATCAGTACGACTTAATGGACACTACTCTAACAGCAGGTGTTCAATCAATGACATCAGGCTTATCCAGTATCTTCTCGGATTGGGCGAGTGGAGTTATTAAAAATACTGATGATGTTAAAGAAGCTTTCCGAAGCTTAGGTCAGAGCGTCCTACAAAGCATGGCCAAAGTAGTGAGTGATAAGATTGCTCAACAGTTTATGGGTTTCTTACTTAATGGCTTAGGCAGTATGTTTGGTGGGCCTAAAGCTACCCCTGTCGGGTCTTTAGGTGTTGAAACCCCCTCTTTAGCTATCACTAATACGGCTTCCACAGGCGGCTTAATCACCGCCACAGGGGTCAAACACTTTGCCGAAGGTGGTTTTGTTAGTGGCACTAATATTGGCAGAGATAGTGTTCCTGCTCTCTTACAGCCAAATGAGTATGTCGTTCAACGCTCTGCCGTTCAAGCTTTAGGGACTGATTTTATGCAGAACCTCAACAATGTAACGACAGGAAGTCTAAGACAAGGAGCAGCGGCTCTGGGAGCAACCAAACCAATGGTGCAGAACGTGATGAAGGCTTCACCCCCTGTGAATGTATATGTGGTATCCCCAGAACAACAACGCCAAATGGGTCAGGAAGATGTTGTTGTGGCTTTACAAGATGATATTTTAAGAGGGGGAACCACTAAGAAGCTAATCAAAGCTGTTATCAGTGGTGAAGTTTAAGTTACATAAGTTAACACAAAAGGGCTTTCCAAAGCCCTTTTTCTTTTCTAATATACACACATCGGAAGCAGAAACGCAGACGGTAAAAAGTAACAGTAAACATTAACACTTAAGAGTAAACGATTATGACACCTGAAGACGCTATGAAAGCAGCCCAAGCAGCATTAGCAAACCAACAAGCAGTAACCCCAGCACCAACCCAAACAGCAGTAGCGGTTTCCTCCCCAAGCCAAGCACCATCAATGGCAGCCTTATTACAGCAAGGTTTCGCAGTTGACCATTTTATTAAAGTAACAGACGGTGGTTTATTACTTCATAAAGATGCCAACGCCAAAACCGCTGTCGATAAGGTTCGTGTCGCTATCGACATGAGCGAAGGCTTTGGTTTTAAACCTCTATACACTTTGTCATTCGGCAACCCTGTGCAATATGTTGAATCTTTTGATGGGGTAACAACCACTAAAGGTGAGTCATGGGCACAAGCTATCGCCAATGCTCGTGCTGTTGATCCTAAAGCTTCTCCATACCAAACTGTAAAAGTGGGTATGCGGATGCTTGAAGACTCTCAAAGTCTAAAAGAGGGTACAACATTAGGTTTAACCTTTACCCGTACAGGCATCGCCAACTGGATTAAACTTTACCAAGAAGTTGTCCGCGCTGGTTTAGATGGTCGTGAGGTAGAAGTGGTTTTAGGTTACAAAGTTGGTAAAAAAGCTGGCTACCGCGACTGGGGTATCCCAACTTTTGAATTAGTTGGTGAATACTTTGAAGGTGGTGGCGAGTAATCTCCAACGGATTGCCTCTTAGGAGGCAATCTAAATACTTAAGAGCATTCTGGCCTCTGTTTTTGACCCCCATAGTCAAGTTAAACGGTTACTAAGTGATGGCCTCAGTAACGGAGTGTTCTTAACTATTTAAGTGCCCATGTTCCAAGGTGGCGAGCGAGACTCCAAATCTTGCTGAGTGGAGTTCGATTCTCTAGGCACTTGCCAGAATTAAAAGCAGCTTCGGCTGCTTTTTGTTTTTGTGATGTTATTAAAATAAATTATCCATAATAACAAATATATTGCTATTACATAGAACATTATATATAATACCTATTCAAATCACTAAATAGGTTAAAGGTTATGAAAACTAATCAACTAATGCAAGTTACTATCGGTCAATACACCCAACCAATCGAGCATAAAACAATGATGGGTCATCTCAATGCTCTTTGGGATTATGGCAATGGTTTAAGAGCCTTAAAAGGTTTAACACCCTTAGACCAAAAAGACTGGTTACGCTCCCCTCAAACAAGAGAACTTTTTTTTGCCTTACAAAGAAGACATGGCACTCAAGATGTAATAGGGGTAATGCCCCCATTAGAAAAAGATGAGAAAGGCAGAACAAAAATATCAGACATCACCAAGGACAATCCCTTTATCAAGACAAAAAGAGGCACAGGTGGTGGTACTTGGGTTCACCTATACTTACTTTTAGACGCAGCCTCATGGTTGGACGCTGATTTCAAGTTAGAACTTTATGATACTTTTATAAACAATAAAATCCTCCAATGGCGCGAAGACGGTGGTGACGAGTTTATTAACCTTAACATCGCTATTGATGCTTATCTCCCTGAGCGCGAAGGTAAAGACAACACAGGTATCTTTATTCAAGTTGCTAAACAACTCAAAGCCAAAATACTCTCCCCTGATGACACTTGGAATACAGCTTCGTTCCCACAACTAGAGAAAAGAGCAAAGCTAGAAAAAGATCTTTGTAATTACTTACGTTTGGGAATGATTCGGAACTATGAACATTTGAAAGAAGTGATCGAAAAAATCTGAGGACCACAAAAATGCCAATTAATATTGTCGATGCCAATAACTATTTCCGCAGAGGTTTCGAGACAGGTAAAGCTGTCTCAACTCTTGCCCCTCAACTTAATTTAGATACCACTTTCTATGTGTTTGACGGCAAGTTCGGTACTGCTAAACGCAAAGCCCTCTACCCAAATTATAAGGCCAAGCGGGATACTCAAACCCCAACCGACAACGGTTTCTTCACCTACCTCTCAACCATCCGTGAAGAACTCTTGCCCAACTGTTACAACTGCATTATTTTACAGGTGGACGGCTATGAAGCTGATGATATTATCGCTGCCTTAGCCACTTACTTTGGCGATCAACAAAAACCTGTCCTAATCCATAGTAATGATGCTGACTTCCAGTCTTTATTAAATGATTACGTTAGTATCACGGACAGAAGCAAAAGACTTGCTCACGTTGAACCTAAAGACATTCGACTCTATAAAACCCTTGTGGGTGACTCTAGTGATAACATCTCAGGCATCCCCCTTCTTGGCAACGCTTGGTGGTTAAAATTATCAGAAGGCGATAAAGAAGCATGGCGTAGCTTGTTAGATGGTCGTGCAGACACCTATCCAAGCTCCTTTTTAACAGAAGCTAAATCAACTTGGGTATCTCAAAATATTCCTTTGTTACGAACCTTCTACACAATCGTAGGCTTCTTACCTGTAAACTTATCAAAGGTATTAACTTTGGATAGTATTATCGGAGTTAACGACCCTACGGCTTACCGCCAAACCATGACTAAATATTTCTGGATGTGACCACTATGAGACCGATAGAATCTATTAACCGTGTGCTTGTTGACCGCACAAATTGGGAACAATTAAAACCCACTCTCTTGGTTAAAGTTACTGCTGCTGACCTTATGGGTTTTGACATTGAAACCCACGATGAAGACCGCCATGAAGGACTCAATGCTCTGATGAAGATTGATGATGAAGGCCACCGACACGGCCAAAAGTTAATCTTTGATACGAACCGCACCACAGTAACAGGTTTTAGTATCTATCCTGATGACACTGATACCGCTTATTATTTTAACTTGGCTCAAGCTGACGTTCACAACCGACTCAATTTTAGTGATGTTCGTTGTCTCTTTGATGCCTTCAAAGGTTATTACGTTATCCACAATGCCGCCTTTGAAATTGTGATGATGGAGAAAGCTCTAAACATTGGCTATAAGCTACCTCATGGCCGTGTTTTGGATAGTATGATTCTTTGCGTAACGGCTTATAATTCTGACACCTACAGTAAGGCTGCTTTCTCTAATGCTCAATTAACAGGGTTATACAAGCTTATCCCCGAAATTAAAGTGGCTTGGGCAATGAATGATACGGAAGCTCAAGAGAACCTAATTAAAAAGTTTTGTGCCAAGGAAAGTGATGCTGCTCACTCTTACAATGGTTTCATTAAAGACCTCGCTTGGGGTTACAACCTAAAGAAGGCCAGCAAATCTTGGCTTGGCTACACCCAAAAAACCTTTGAAGAAACATTAGGTAATAAACCTCACATGGGTTGTCTAACAGGTGCTGAAGTCGTCCACTATGGTGCTGATGATGCTATCACTTGTGTTCAGCTTTACCACACTGTTTTGCAATGGTTAATGGAAAATAACCCTGCTGCTATTAACACTTACTTCAATCAGGAAAATCCTTGTTGTTGGGTTTATGCTCAAATGAATGCGACAGGTATGCGCGTTAATGTTGAAGCCATTTATAAGGCTCAAGATGAACAACGCATTGAGTATGCTTCGGCGTTACGGAAGATGAAAAAACTGTTGGCCAAAGCAATGGAGACTTATACGGATAAACCCAGTGAGCAACTAGCTAAATACGAAAAGTGGTATGAAAAACCCACACAAACCAAAATCACGCCTGAGATAGTTGACGGTCGCACTAAATACCTGTGGTTGATTAAACAATTTATTAGCGTACATGATAAAAGCAGTGATTACGAGTTAATCAACTTTCACGTCCGCTCACCTGTCGGCAAAGGTTGGTCAGGTCTTGAACCCACCGTGATTAATTTGTCTCACTATATGTCCCTAAGAGTCATCCTATTTGATATTCTTGGCTTAAAGGCACAGGTGGAAGCAGGTAAGATTCAGAGTGACAGCGAAGCAAGAGCTAAGTTAGCGGAGAAGTCGGACAGTAAACTTGTCAAAGACATTATTGAGACTTACACCGTGTTAGGAGATATTGAGCAAGGGTTGAAGTTGTATATAAACAACTACATCAAAATGTTAGACCCTGATACGGGACGTATGTACCCAACGATCAGTAGTTTATTGGATACGCGAAGAACGTCAACCAGCAACCCATCACCACAACAGTTGACTAAGTTTGGTAAGAGTAAATATGTTCGCTCTTTCTTTTTAGCCGATGACGAAAACTCGGTAATTTTAGCACCCGATTTTAGTGCTATTGAGTTGGTTATTATTGGCGGTTACAGCAATGACCCTGCTTTTATTAAAGCTTATGGTCAGAGACCTCATGCTGATTTGCATAGTCAAACAGCGGCTTTTATGACAGGTGTGAGTTTAGAGGAGTTTCTTAAACTGCCCAACAAAAAGCAAATTAGAAACGAGGTCGGTAAGCCCAGCGGATTTGGGTATTTCTATTCTGGGTCTCTAAGCACTGTAGGTCGTACACTCGAATGGGATAGAGATAAGATTCAAGAGATGACTGAGCGGTTTCGCACAGGTTATGCACAAGCTGAGCAATGGCGGTTAGATGTTATCAATACTGCTAAACAAAAAGGGTACATTGAGTTACCAGATCACTTACGCCGTTACCGTTTTGAATCCACCCAAATATGGGCTGACATGATGCAGGGTAAGTTTGACCATTTAAGTTTATCAGACTTCGGCAAACAATGTATTCGCAAGATTCAAAACCGATCAGGGAATATGGCTGTTAATGCAGGGGTACAAGGTCTTTGTGCAACCTACGCCAAACGTAAAATGTATCGAGCAATGTTTAAAGATTTCCCGCGATTAGGTTTGCGAGCGAGAATAATGACTCTCGTTCACGATGAGTTAGTGGTCTCTGTGCATCGGGACGATGTACTAAAAGCTAAAGAATATCTATACGAGTTGATGATTGATGGCGAAGGCATCTTTGACAATGTGGTTATTGATTCCTCAATGGCGATGGGACGCAATTACTTAGCCTTTAACGCTGAAAAGAACCCCAAAGGGTTAGTCGAGCTGATGGAGATGGACAAAGAGTTACCTTGTATAGAGAAGTCAAGGTGGGGTCAAAAGGCCACAGAGGATGAAGTCGGCCTGATTCTTGATTATATGTTTTCTTAACTGTACAATATGTTTGTCGGTAAGTGTGGAAACGAACCGACAAACAATGTAAACACACAAAAAAGGCAATTTGCTAGTCAGTAGGGTTCGTGTTTAGCCCCTTTTCCACCTGACTTATGCAAGTTGCCTTTTTTGTTCTTGAGATTAAAACGATGAAAGACTTAGTATTAAACCAAGTGACGATGACAAGTCGTGAGATTGCTGATTTAACAGGTAAGCGTCAGACTAATAAGATAACTTATGTCCTCAAAAAGAAAGGTACCAACATGGTAAAAATTGGGCGAACCAAGAATTTAGCAGGCAGGTTACGTGTATTACGCACAATGAGTGGTTGTGAACTTGAGATTATTTTCACTTATGCGGGGGATATAGAGTTGTTTCTACATACTAAATTTGCACACCTTAGAAAAATAGGTGAATGGTTTGAGGACACAAATAAGGATATAGAAGGTTTTTTAAGTAAAGATGTTAACAAACTAACTTTTTTGAATATTGAAAACTCAACCCAAAAGGTAAAATTAAACGTGGAAAACATTGTGGCTACCCTCGACAATAAATTTTTCAAGTTGGAGGAGCAGCAACAGAAAACTCAACCTACCTTACTAGATACTGCTCGTAATACTTTTGATAACTTTCTGTATTTTGCCAAGATGTTTGGTCTTGAGGGTAATGAAGCTCTCTTATCAGCTGATAAAGCAACAGAGAGACATACAGGTTTCTCACCTATGAGATTCATGCAGATTGAACTCAAGAAAGAGGAATAGGTAAGAAGCATTCTGATGGCACTCCGATTACCCAGTTAAAATGGTTATCAACCATTATCCCTCACCTTTCCTAAGACTCTGCTATAATAAACCCCAATACCAATGCCATTGGGGTCGCCAACACCATGTCCTTTACTAACTTTTCTAAAACACTAATGCTCACAGCCTTACTACAACAGACAGCAAGACAAACTGACGGCAAGCATAAGGTTGTTATCGCTAAAGATGGTGTTATTAACAACCTAGCGGCTCCTAAGTATGTCACACTTCAAGTCTATGGGCATAACCCTCCCGTCATTACCAATGCCGAGCCAATCCAGTGGACAGCGACAACCTCTTGGCCAGACATAAACGAAGTATATGTGGTCAATGAGTCAACAGGGAAGGAGATACTCTTTAAAGGTCAAGTGACGAATTACCCGATGCCAATAGGCGCGGTGTTCCTAATCCCTTCAAACGCATGGGAGGCAAGCCTTGTTGAATAGTATTGCCCATAGTCTCGTTAGACTAAACCCCATTCAAAATATCAGTCTTGATTATTTTGACGTTGAAACAGAATATCAAAACCCTAGAGCTAATATAAGCTTTGAGGGTTCTTACGTTTATGCTACCCCCATTACAGGATTTAGGAAGAACCTAACAGACCTACGGGTTTTTGACGTTACTATCCCTGTGATGCGTTACTACTTTGGGAGCCAAGGGCAGCTTTTGGTGGATTATGAGCGAGCAACTAACTTAGCTTGGCTTGAGTGGATGTACAATATTCATAAATTGGTGAAGCCCTTTTTATTCAATCACCCCATCTATGGGGGCTTAAAGGTTAGATTTGCTGAGCCTCTTAAGATACCTAAAGGAATTAAGGGTGGACAAGCGGCTTTAGAATCGGTCGGGCTTAAGCTGATAGAGGTTAGAGAAGATTATAATTTACCTCGGTTAGGGCCTTTATTCGCCCTATTCATGGGGGGTTCCTATTGGGACGGTGAGTTGAAGAATACTTTCAATTACCCTTACCATTTAGTCAGCACCGAGTATGAGGCTGAGGATACGGTTATTGCGTTAGGAGGTAATTACCAATACACGGTAAGAGGTTCTAAGCCAGAAGAAAGGGTATTTACCTTATACTTTGAAGGCTTGCGGTACTCAGTTGCTTCCAATGGATTGATTATCGGTAATGTTAGTGATGATGACCAACTCTCCATGCAGCACCTAGAGAACTTCTATTACTACTACCGCCTAGATACCCCTTTTTATTACAATCACCCCACTTATGGTCGCTTAAAGGTACGATTCAAGGAACCCCTTAAGATTCCGAAGTTACGAGTTAACGGTAACGGCTGGACTGAAAATTTTACTATCACTTTAGTTGAGGTTATCGAAGATGCTCAACGCTACGTCTGATACTATACATCAAGAAGAAGCAACTCGACTTGCGCCAGAACCGTATGTGGAGCTGTTTAAATTTATCTATGATTACCTCCAACCAGACCAATTCATTGCTTTCACTAACCACCCGACAATCACTTGGCAGGGAGTTACTTACGAGAATTTCCCTCACCAGTTTAGTGGGTATAACATCCAATCAACAGGTGAGCAGAGCCGTCCTAAATTACAAGTAGCTAACCCTAATGGTTTATTCTCTAGCTTATTAGTGAACGGCACCTTACGCCAAGCGCAATTAGTTCGCTACCTCGTGTTAAGGTCTGACCTATTAGCTGATGAAAATCGTTACTTGAGAAATAAATGGCTAATGGCCAAAGTGATGAACTTAACCAAAGATAGTGTTACTCTTGAGCTGAGAAGTGTGTTAGATGGGGTTCGATATACCCTCCCTGCTCGTCAGTATATTTCCCCTGACTTCCCTGTCACCAGTATGGGTTAGCTATGTTACTAGAATTATTAAATAGACCTTACCAAGATGGTAAACACGATTGTTATGGCTTAGCGCGTGAGTATTATAAACGCGAGTACGGGTTACAACTCCGTAACTACGCCAGACCCATTGGTTTTGACCATGAAGGGTTAGACTTGCTTAAAGACAACTTTTCTAAAGAAGGGTTCAGAGTTGTTCCTGTTTCGGGTATTTCCGCATTAGAGAAAGGCGATGGTTTATTGTTTTCCATCTTAGGGAGTAAGACCGTTAACCATGTTGGGGTTTATATCGGCTCAGGGTACTTTATCCATCACCTCTATGATAAGATGTCTAAGTGTGAGAGCCTAGACCAACGGTGGTACCAGAGGGTCTCCCTTGTCGTTCGACACCCTGATATTATAAGTCTTAATGTTAGCCGAATTGGGAAGGTAAGCCTATTAGATCTACTGCCGCCCCATTTACGTTTGAAGGTGCAACAGAATGCAAGCAGTTCTCAATAAGCTTTTAGAGTATTGGCACCCAGCCTTAGAACGCTGTGGTTTTATTACGGCTGACAACACTATCTTAGAGAAAGAGAACCTTCACCAAGACCCTCGTAATCACTTCGCATTAGAGGATATTCCCGAAGGTTCTGTTGCCTTATGGCACACACACCCTTCGGGTTGCAGTAACCTCTCAATGGACGACTACCACTTATTTAAGAGTTTACCGAGCTTGATACACATTATTGTGGGTCAACAGGAAGTTGCTTACTACTACGTTGATGAAGATGGGGCTGTCTTACGAGGAGAGGACGATGCAAGTTGATATTTTCCTGACAGGTTATTTAGCCAAGTTTGTAAAGCAACAACCTGTTCAAGTTGAAGCTTTCAACAACCGAGACGCTTTAGAGAAGCTCCAGAACTACTTACCCAAAGGGGTTCGACACCTAGTTAAAATCAAAGAACTTGGGTGTCCAGACGATTTAGAGGAACTTAAGGAAACGCTGACAATAAGCCCTCTATTTGAAGGCTCTGGGGGTGGATCTAAGCGATCGTCAGGCATTCAAATTGGTATTGGTATTTTATTAATTGCTTTTGCGGTTGTCACAGGTGGTGGGGCCACGCCTCTAATCAGTGCAGGGTTAAAGCAATTCTTAATTGGTGTGGGAGCTAACTTAATCATTGGTGGTGCTTTACAGCTCCTCCAAAAGTCTCCTAAAGCAGACCCAACTCAAGGGGATAAGAGAAGCCGTTTTATTAACGGGGATAAAAACACGGTTCGGGAGGGGACACCAATCCCCTTGATTTATGGCCGACAAAAGGTTTACCCTCACATCTTATCATTTAACATTGACTCTACCGACTACAATCCTGACCTTGAGTGATAAAAATGAAGAAACAACTATTGATCGGCTCTGGAGGTAAGAAGCCAGCTACCCCTACCATCACCAATGATAATCTTTTCTCTAAAGATAAAGTAGAGTTACTCTTGGGCGTGGGGGAAGGGCCGATACTGGGTTTAGAAGATGGTTTAAAGAGTTTCTTCGCAGGGGACGTACCTTTAAACGACAAAGATGGTCAACCGATTATCAAAGATTTAGTTGCTACCCCTTATCAGGGTAGTTCAACTCCTCAAGTGATTAATTTTGCATTAGGTGGGGAATCTGCCAACACTACCGTTGGCGTTAATATCCTCCAAAAGTCTCCTGTTGTTCGTTACACACCTGAAAACTTTCGGGGGAAGATTAATAAATTAGATATTCGTTTAAACATCGCTCAACTTTTTAAAGAAGAAGCCAATGGGGACGTTCTAAATAACACAGCCGAGTTCCGTATCGAGTATAAAACTGCTAGAGGCACTGACCCTTGGATTGTTTTAGATTTTACTAATGCTACCCCTAATGGGCCTAATCCTTTCCCCAACTTAAGCGGTATAACTTTTCAAGTCGCTACCCATACCGACAGTAAAAACAAGTACCAATTAATAGGCAAAACGGGTTCAGGTTTTGTTATCGACTTTAGGGTCACTGTTGCCCCTATTACCGATGACGACTACATTATCAGAGTCACTAAGTTTAACCCTGATACAGACAACAGCGTTAACTTGAAGGTGGCTTGTGATATTATCTTTGATAGTTTCCAAACTATTTACCAAACTTCTCGCAGTTTCACTAATACAGCCTTAATGCACGTCACAGGCCGAGCTAATGACCAATTCAGTGATATTCCTGACTTCTATGGCATTTACAAAGGCTTAGTCACTAAAGTACCGAGTAACAGGGTCGAGAACGCTGTCGGATCTGCTTGCTACCCTACAACATGGAACGGGGTGTTAACCCCTGCTTGGCATAGTAACCCTGCTTGGGTCTTGTATGACTTATTAGATAACCCTCGCTATGGAATGCGTAGATATGCCCCAACTTTAAATATCTACACTCAGGACTTCTACGAGGCTGGAGTTTATTGTGATAATGGGGTTGGTAATTACTTCGGTACAGGTGATGAAAAACGCTACACCATGAACATCACCTTAGCCGAAAACCAAAACGGGTGGGAAACTTTACAGAATTTAGCAGGGGCTTTTGACGCTGTTCTTTACGATGACGGTGAGGGAAATGTGCGGTTGAAAGTAGATAAGTGGGTCGAACCTCGTGTGTTGTTTACACCTGAAACGGTAACTATTGAGGGTATTAATTACAGCTTTACCGACATTAACACCCAATATAACAGCATCACCGTGAGCTTCACCAATCCCGAACGAGGCTGGCAAGAAACTCGTTTGAAGGTAAAAAATGACACCTTCATAGATTTAAATGGTGAGATACCTTTAGACTTTGTGGCTGTTGGTTGTACCAGTGAGAGTGAGGCTTTAAGACGCGCTCAGGCTCGCTTGTTAACTGCCACTCAAGAGAAAATAATTGTGGCTTGTACCACAACCCGATTAGGGTTAATCCTAGACCCTTTAGAGATTGTTTATGTAGCAGATCCGCTAATGGGATGGGGTACAACAGGTCGTATTAGTCACACGTCAGGTAATTTCATTTACATGAGGGATAACCTAGATGATGTTCTTATCAGCACTCCCGCGGATATTTATATTCAAACGACAACAGGAATCTATCAGGGAAGGGTAACGGTAACTCAAACAGAACCAGCGGTTCTCTTGGTAACTTCTGCGGGTTTTGAGACTTTGGATTTACCAGAGTTAACTCAGTTCTGTTTAGGTAACTTCACCACATCAAGTGGCTCTTTAATACGCGGCCCTAAACCTTTCCGAATCACTGCGATTGAACCCTCTAAGGATTACAACACTTTCCAGTTAACAGCCTTGGAAGTTTATAAAAAGAAATATGATGTAGTGGGGAATCCAGATAACCCTGAGATTCTGATAGACACGGATAATTATACGGGTTTAAACCTTAGACAGTTATTTGAAGATAAGAATCACTCCTTGAGTCGCCAGTATTCAGGAGTGACATTCACTTTTGACGGCACCTTAGAGCAGCAAGCAAATAGTTTCTTACTCCTTTGCGCTGCCGATGTTAATGGCTATGCCATTACTGTAGGCGATTGGACAGGCTTACTCCCTCCAGATGTTAAGCCTAAGTTAGTGTTTAAAGGGGCTGTCAAGGTGATGGGTCGGGGTGGTAAAGGTGGGAGTGGTGGAGACTTAATACCTATTTCTCCTATTTATGGAGGCTATTACGAATACTACTATGGTAGAGACTTAGGCAGACCTGACTACTCGCAAGTAAGTATTATGGGCGGACATCGAGGGGAAGATGGGGGAAATGCTGTCTTTACAGACTACCCTGTGGACATTGAGTTAGCAGCAGGAGCTAATGTAGAATTAATTGGTGGATATGGTGGGGGGTATGGGTCAGATGCTGGAGCGGTATTAATTCAAGAGCAATGGCTTTTGGAAACTGTCCAGAATGTTAAAAACTGTGTTAAAAGAGTTCAAGGCTCTGGCGGCTCAGGCGGTTGGCCTTTCGGCCAAGGTGGTTCAGCAGGAGGAATAGCCCAAAACCCTGTCCATGCTGTTCCATCAGGAGCATCAGGAGATAAAGAAAACGCAGGAGGATTACAAACAGCCAATAGTCCATTTATGGTTGTTAGACCTATGCAATACTCAGGAGGACAAGGAGCTATTCAACATAGTTTAGGTTCGGCAGGGAGACCTTTGAGTGCTTTAGGGAACCCAGTACCTTATCTACTTTTTGATTTCCCTCCAAACACCGAGTTATTAACTTACGTTGGAGACAGAACTATTGGAGAACAAGGCATTGGTGTTATCAATCACGGCAACATGACCATTACCACACTTGGCGCGGGGTCAGTCCTGACTTACAATACCATCTCTGGGTACACAACTCTCACAGGTTAATTATTATGGCTTTAATGTCTGGAAAAGTTTATAGCAACACAGGCGCACCTAATAATGCTGATGGCATTGACGGTGATATTTACCTACGCTTAGACGGTATGAAAACAACCTACCGTAAGGAAAGCGGAGCTTGGGTCGCTGTCGGTAGCACTCTCGGAGCTATCCCTGAGATTATCAGTGGGGTCGGTGCTCCAAGCAACGCTCTAGGTGTTGACGGGCAATACTACCGAAATACAGGCAATCAAAACATTTATTACAAACAAGGTTCCACATGGAACATTGTAGGTAATTTATTGGGTTCTTCATTTACACCTGTGCTTGAGCAAGCAGGTATCGCAAAAGATTTAGGGTTAAGTCCTAACCTCATTAGTGCAGGGGATTTGAATACTATCATAGTTCCAGGGGAGTACTCTTTCCCTCCTACTGTTACAAATGCTCCTTATAGGGTTATTAATTCAACCTTTTATGAGTATGGGGGAGTTCTAAAAGTTTGGCGTGAGACTGCTAACAGGGTTTATCAATTTGTAGAGACTACTAATGGGTTACTAACCTCCCGTAGTACTTTAGACGGAGGGGCAACCTGGACAGGTTGGAGGTTCGCCGCCTCTGAAGTAGGAGATAATGGGACAACCTTTGCCGTGGGTACCGCTCAATTACCCTCAGATGCAACCCCACTAGCACAGGTTAAAGGACTATTAAAAAATTTCTACTCCTCTACTGAAGGAGGGGCAGTTAATAATGGGACTTTAGAGTTTAAGAATGACGATGAGGGTCTGACACAGTTTAAGTTTAATCGTCACACAGGGGGTGGAACTACCCCAACTGTTACTATTGCTCCCTTCTCCTCCCCTAGCCCTAACTACTGCAACGGAGTGTGGCTTACCTCGATTGGGGGTACTCAACCGACTTTAACCAGTGTCAGTGCCAATAGTTTTACCGTTAATAACCCCTCTGGTGCCGACTTCTTCTGGTTAGCTTTAATAGACATCACTATTTAAAGTTAATCGACATTTACAAAACCATCTAGTAAACTATACAAAACTTTACTAGATGGTTCTACCAATGACTGATCCAACAGCCACCCTTGTCGGAGCAAAATACTCCTCAGCAATCGCTGGATTTTTTGGCAGTGTTGTCGCTCTTACTTTTGAAAAAGAGTTAACTATCCTTAGACTCATTTTTGCTATTTTCACAGGGGCTTTGACCGCCTACTACTCTACAAACCCCTTGGCGCACTACTTAAAAGTCCCTGTCGAATTTAGTGATAGTGTTGCCTTCCTCGTTGGCCTTCTAGCTATGTCTTTGATTCCACTGATTTTTTTAATCGTTGAAGAATTAAAAAAACGAGTTGGAGACCTTGTTAAAAAGTTTCTAGGGTAGAGGTTAGTATGTTTTCAACTTTATTACTTGCAATCAATGTCACTGTTTTAACTTACGTTTTGATTGAATCGGTATTAACGATAAATCAGATGACGAGACATACCCCACACAGTTTACGGGTTGTCTATGTTGCCTTAGCTGTTGGGTCGTTCTACAGTCTTCTACACGGGCAACTTATCCATATTCCCGCTGTTATGTCGAACATTGCTTTAGCTTATTTTGTGCATCGAAGTAAACTACCTAAGTGTGACATAACAGGCGTTCATAAAGCATTAAATATCTGAGGAAACCAACATGGCGAACTTATTTTTAACAGGTTCTGGGCTTCCAACTGGCGCAATCGGTGAGGTCACTGACTACTATCGTGACACCGCGTCAAATTTGATTTACTATCGTGCTCCCACAGGTTGGGAAGCTGTTCCTAGTTTAATCCCCACCCCCGATGGTGTTGGCACAACTTGGTATCATGGTGACGGCTCTCCAAATTCGGGATTAGGGGCGGAGAACGACTACTATCGTGATGAGCTTGATGGCACTATTTACCGTAAACACACTGTTCACGGCTGGGTTTCTAAAGGCTCTTTAGATTTTATTGGTGTTTATGGTGTCCAGTGGGGAGAGGGTACAGGTGCCCCTGCTAATACAGAGCCTTTGAATAACTTACCTGCAGGGTCTTTTTACTTAGATGTTGCTACCTCAAATATCTATTATAAAGATAATACTTTAACGTGGTCTCTGAAGGGTCAATTAGGCGGCGGTGGTGGCGGTAGTGGAGGTAGCGTTACGGTAGTTGATGATTTAAATTCAACCAGTGCTACTGCTGCCTTGTCTGCTAATCAAGGCAATGTCTTAGATGGCAGACTACAGACTGTAGAAAGTAACAAGGCGGACATTGATAGTCCAGAATTGATTACGCCAACAGCAACAACACATCCAGATACTAATGATAGCTCTTTACGCCTAGCCACAACACAGATGGTACAAGGAGTGGGTGCTGCCGCTAAAGCCTACGCTGACAATTTAGTCCTTGGTTTATTGGACGACCGTGGTAATTACAACCCAACAGCCACATCAGCTTACCCAACCACAGATGGTAGCGGAGCAAGTGGAGCAATCTTAAAAGGCGACCTTTGGGCAATCAGTGCTGACGGCAATGTGAATGGTATTGCTGTCACTGTCGGTGACACTATTCGCGCCTTAGCAGATTCGCCTGCTCAAAACAATGCTAACTGGGCGATTACACAGAACAATTTGATTTATGTTCCAGAAAACAGTAGCAACAAAGCGACTTCATTGAGTTTGCCAGACGATACGAAGTACCCCACAACCCAAGCGGTAGCTACAGAACTTTCGGGTTATTTGACAACGATAAACGCAGGAAACACCTACGCAACAAAAGCTGGCCAACGTTACCAGTTCCTGAATGATGGAACAACAACAAATACAACCTACACTGTCCCCTCAAGTGCTGTTACTGAAAACGGTCGTACAATTATTGAGTTATCTAATAACTCTTTAACAAGTATTACTGTTGATACTGATACTGGGGCTGGTAAAATATCGGGGGATAGTGTAAACATCAGTATTACAGGTACTTATGCTGCTCAAGTGTTAGTTGCAGATGGTGTTACCTTGCAAGGCGATTTGACGTTTAGTTATCAGCACCAAACAAAAACACTTGTTTACAAAGGCTCTAAT